ATGTTGTAGCCGCTGGTGCCGATGTGGCAAATGATGCTAGTGTAACAAAGGCAATTGAGACTCTTACACAAGCTGGTAAGCAAACAGTAAATAGACAAATTATTGCAACTAACTCGACTGCAATTGCTCAAATTTATTTATATGCCCCTGCAGGAATTTCTTTTTCAGATGGTTTAGCTTATGACAATGCTGAAATGTCAGCTGTAGTAAGTGCGCTCCAATCTGCTGCAGATTCATCAGCCACTGGAACAGAAAACGCAATTAAAACAGGCGCCGGTGCTCTTGTGGGTGCGGTTGCTGGCCAGGTAAGAAAGTCTGGTATAGGTCAACAAGCTCAATTACAACTTGGTGTTGTAAGAAACCCTAGACTAGAAATGTTATTTAGAGCTCCAGCACTTAGGCAATTATCACTTACTTGGAAATTTATGCCTTCAAATGCATCTGAATCTGCTGTTGTTGAAGGTCTAATTAAAAAAATAAGAATGCATGCTCATCCTGAATTAAGTGGTGCTGGTTTTAATTTTAGTTTTCCAGATGTTTTCAAAATAGATTTTATTACTAAAGGTGGCGGTAAAGCTAAAATGATACCATTCTCTCATGCGTATTGTACAGCAATATCTGTTAATTATGGTAGTTCTGGACCCGCATTTTTTGGAGATGGTTCGCCGGCTGAAATTGATTTTACTATATCTCTTCAAGAAACAAAAGTTCTTAGCCGTGGAGATATTGAACATCCAGATGGTAAACCTGCAACTACTCCAGCGGCCAACCATTCATATACTGCATATGAGCCAAACCCAGAGGAATAATACGATATGAAATACTTTAAGTACTTTCCAACAATTCCATATGATTTAGATGCCAGTGGTGAAACTAAAGATATTGTAGATAGTTTTCGCTTTGCTAAAATCATAAATAGCATAAAAGATGATATTACGTTTTATCGTTTTTATGATATACCAGATGGCGAAAGACCAGACCATACATCTCAGACTTTATATAAAACACCAGACTATTACTGGTCTTTCTTTGTAGCTAATCCCAGATTAAAAAGTTTAGAAGATTGGCCTTTAGCTCAGGCAGACCTAGCTAAAAAACTAGCTCATGATTATACTGGTAATGTTATAAACATTTCTACATTTGATTTTTTTAATAAATTTGAAAATGGAGAAACAGTAAATGGTCTTGTATCAGGAGCAACCGCAGTTGTAGATAGTAAAAATACATCTTTAGGTTGGGTATCAGTTGGAGCTATTACTGGAACCTTTCAAAATGGAGAAATTATTCAAGGGCAAACTTCAGGAGATACCGCGACTATTTCTGGCACCGCTACTAAATTAAATGCAGCACACCATTACGAAAAAGATGATCTAGTAGTTCCACGTGGAACTGCAGGAGCAGCAAAGGTTACTAACTTAGAATATGAACAAAGAGTAAATGAAACAAAGAAAAAAATTAAAGTAATTCGACCCGAGCTTATTGAAGATGTAGCAAGACAATTCCGAAGAGTAGTTAATGGCTGATTTTTTTAGTCCACAAGACGCAGAACTCCTTGAAGTCAAAATATCTAAAGGTAACCAAAAAGGTTTAGATATTACTGACCTTTGTGGTGAGTTTAATATATACGAAGAACTAGGACAGCCAATACTTTTGGCTGACATAACTATAGCTGACTCAGTAGGTCTTTTATCTAGTTTTCCAGTAACAGGACAAGAGACTCTTACATGCACTCTTAAAAAAGGTGATGTAATGTATGATATGAACTGGAAAGTTATTGATATAGGTAGAATATCAGATAATGGTCAACAGGTTTATAGTTATACATTAGATCTAGTAGAAGGTGCATATTTGAATAGTCTTACTTCTCTTGTTTCTCAAGCTTATGAAGGCAACATTACTGATATTATTGACTCAATCTATACTGACTATCTAAAAACAGAATTAAATTATAAAGACGATTCAAGTGGAAAGTACAAGTGTGTTATTCCTAACTGGAGTCCTTATAAAACTGTCAAATGGTTAATGTCTAGAGCTAAAGATAAAAATAACAAACCATTAGTTATTACTAATACTTTTAAGAATGGAACTAGTATTCTTTCTTTTGACACTATTTTTTCTAGAGATATAATGGAAGAATTTACATACCATAAGCAAAGTGAGCAAGATGGTAAGATGTATAATTATCAAGATCTTGCTCAAACACCTTTAGCTTTTAATAATATTGCAAATGGTCAAGTAACTAATCAATTAAAGAATGGTGCATTTGGATCTACTTATATAAGTGTAGATACGACAAACAAATCAGCTGATACATTTGAATTTGACGTTTTAGAATATTATGATGATATGCCAAAGCTACAAAAAAATATTATTCTTGATTCAGAAAATAAATGGAACGATAAACCTCTTAATGAATATTCTAAAACTATTCAGAGTGTAAAGTTTCAAAGTGGTGAAAATTTTGGTCCATCTCACTTAAATTATGAAGGCAATACAAATAATTTTTTACCTTTCTTTAATAACATGAATAGAATGTTAGAATCTTTTAAGTACACCTTAGTTGTAAATGGACGTAATGATATTGAAGTTGGTTCTCTTATTAATTTAAGATTCCCTTCAAATAGACCTTTTAATGAAGAAGATCCTGAATCTGGACTTGATAAGAAAAGAAGCGGTAGATACCTAATAACTAAATGCCGACATAAAATAGATGACCGCGATAAATATACATTAGTTATTGAAGCAGTAAGTGACGGACTTGGAGAAGAATATAATGCCTAATATGAATTATTTTATTGGTGTAGTTGAAGATAGAAAAGATCCAAAAAATATGGGTCGTGTTAGAGTTCGTATATATGGCGATCATGATGCTGATAAAACTAAAATTCCTACAGCCTCTCTCCCTTGGTCTCAAGTAATGATGCCAGTAACATCAGCTGCATGTGGTGGCGTTGGTGAAAGTGCAACAGGTATTGTTCAGGGTTCTTGGGTTGTTGGGTTCTATATGGATGGAGCTTCTAAACAAAACCCTATGGTAATGGGAACTATTGTTGGTTCAGCTGGTGCAGATGCTTTACCAGATCAGGGATTTTCTGATCCAGCAGGTAGACATCCTATGAGAAGTGAAGGACCAGATACTTCATATAGTGCTATAGGCGGTATGTATGAAACAACAGCTCCTTATATTCAAAAGGTAGACTTAAGACAAGAAAGAATAGAAACAGCCGCACCAGAAAAAGTTACTGCCGTAGTACAGGACGAAGCTGATTCTTATTATGCTAGAAAAACTTGGGACATGCCTTTTATTGCAAGTGGTGTATTTCCATCCTATCCTTTCAATAAAGTAAATGAAACAGAAAGTGGACACTTATTTGAAATTGATGATACACCAGGTAACGAAAGATTTTCTCGATTTCATAATTCTGGAACAAATGAAGAGTTTCAACAGAATGGTAATAAAACACTTACAGTTGTAGGATCTAATTATACAGTTGTTTATGGTAGTGACAATATCTATATTAAAGGAACTGCAAATATTACAGTAGATGGTGATTTAAGACAGCTTGTAAAAGGTAACTATCATTTAGAAGTAAATGGTAATAAAACAGAAGTTGTTCGTGGATCAAGGCAAAGTAAAATTGGTCAGTCAGAGCATACAGAAATTACTCAAGATTTTGCTTCTGTTGTTGGTGGGAACTATGTACAAAAAACTTTAGGTGATGAAACACGATTAGTAGATGGTTTAAGGAATACCACAATTGGTAAAACTGAAGATCTAAATGTTACGGGTGAAGCTAGTATTACAGTTATGAATAAACTAAATGTTTTTTCATTATTGGATTATTCAACTACAACAGCTGGAAAGCTTACCATTACATCAAAAGGTAATATCAAGGTTGAGACTCCCGCCAACTATGCAAGGACTGTAACTGGTACACTTACTGATAATATTACTGGTGCTGTTACAGAAACTTATGGCTCAACACAGGATACAACAGCTGGTGGTGATATTACTATCAACGGTGGTCCTAACATTAACTTGAACTAAGAGGTAAAGATGCCAGGAATAACAAGAGTGGGAACAGATAGTCATGTAGGTCACGCAAGTCCTACACCTAGCCCATTCCATCAAACATCATACGCATCTGGTTCTCCTGATGTAATTGTTAATGGAGCATCAGCAGTTCGTATTGGTGATTCAACTGGTTGCGGAGACCCTGCAGTTGGTGGTAGTGGTACAGTAAAAGTAAATGGAATTGGTGTTCATAGAATAGGAGACGGTACTGGAGGTCATGGGTCATGGGTACCTAATGCATCTGCTGGTGGTTCTTCTAATGTGATTGCAGGAGGTTGATATGTTAAATTGTGGAAGTAGCCCAGCTCTAGATTCTATTACCGGTAAGGTAGATGAAATCAAAGGAAAACTTGCTGAAGGAATGGCAGCCCTTGGTGATCTTGAATCTAAGGCAAATGAAGCATTGGCCGAGTTACAAGCGGCATTACCAGAGTTGCCTTCTGCTGGTCCTTCATTACAAGGAGATGTCGGTGCATTAATTGCTCAAATGCAAACAGATGCCGGTGGTGCTATTGCTGCGTTTAAAGAGGCATGGGGAGAAGCTTTAGGAGATGGAGAACTTCAAGAGTATATTGATCTTGTAACTAATGCAATTAGTGACCCGTTATCATTAGCTTCTTTTGATCCATGTGAAGCGATACCGAATAAAGAACTAGATTCTGCCACAGGTGAAGTTGTAGCTAAAGCAAAAGAAATGAAAATACCTGAAGCAAAGCCAGTAAAAATTCCAAGCTTTTCAGAAATTACTACAAAAATTCCAGCTGTAACATTTCCAGATGGAACAACATCACCTGAAGTAACAATCACTGGTCCTACAACTATTGATCTTACATCTATTATATCTTCAGTGTCTCCTAATGGAACTTCTAGAAGTAGTAGTGGATTTGGTGCTGCAATGGACGCAAGAAGTCAAGCTTTAGGTAAAATTAATAAAGACTTTACACCAAAAGTAAAAGCAGCTCGTTTAGCTTATGAGGCCGAAAAGAAAAAACCTGAGTATGGACAAACCGGTGGTAGTGGTATTAATGGATCTGGTGCAGCAAAAAGACAAAGGTTATATACAACTGGTAAAATGACAGCTAGTCAAGTTAAATGGTATGAAAAATTTTTAGATTTAGAAATAGAATATCAAAACGTGCAAGCTAGACGTGATATGATTAAAGATCAATTATCAGTTTATATTGAGTACCTTGCTGGCCGGGTTTCCCAAGAAAATTTTGATAAGGGTGAAAAGAATTTTTCATCTGACCCAAGATTGATTGCTTCAGATATATCGCTATATGAAACTGGTAAATCTGATTTAGATGCTAATAAAGCGGATTTTCAGGGTGTTGCCAATCATACTAATCAGGTTGTAAGCTCTTCAGTTTCCGTCAATTAACTTGTATAAATATAATTGTATTAATTAATCATGTAGAAAGGCTTTGAAATGACAAGCGAACAAATTAGAGAAATGATGGTTTTATCTTTAAAAAATCATGCTAAGGGACATATCGATAAGCATATCGCTAATGTTGAAATTTATTTACATAATCCAGCCGGTATTGGTGAACACTCAGATATCGTAGAGAGTGTAGAAAAAGAATTAATGGAAGTCGCAAAATATGATGACGTCCTAGAAATGATAGAAAAGTACATTGAGTAATTAAATGGCAAGAACACAAACAAAATCAGATGCGGCAGGAAAGTCTATTATTACTAGTAGATCAGTGGTTTACTCTGATTTTGATTTGGCTTTTCTTAAACATCCAAATACAAAAGATATAACAATCTTAAAAGATTTGGATGCAGTAAAACAGTCTATAAAAAATCTTATTTTGACTAGTAGAGGTGAAAGACCATTTCAACCTACACTAGGATCTAATGTTAGAGCTTTATTATTTGAGCCTGCTGATTACTTTACTGAATTTGATCTAAAAGAAGCTATTGAAGAAACAGTTCTAAATTTTGAACCAAGAGTTAGATTATTAAATATTGATGTTACTGGTGAAGAAGACTATAATAGATTTAGAGTTTCTATAGAGTTTCAAATGATTACAACGCTTCAAACTGGATCCACAGAATTTTATTTAGAAAGAATTAGGTAAGGGGTTATAATGGCTATTACGGTTTCAAAAGAAAGACTTAACGTTACGGAGCAAGACTTTGATCAGATTAAAGATAATCTTAAAACGTTTTTACGATCTCAAACTACACTTGCAGACTACGACTTCGAAGGATCAGCTCTCAGCACTATTATTGATGTGCTTGCTTATAATACTTTCTATAACGCATTTAATGCTAATCTAAACGTTAATGAAATCTTTCTAGATACTGCACAAGTAAGAAACAATGTTGTATCACATGCTAAGTCACTTGGATATGTTCCAAGGTCAACTACTTCAGCTTTTGCCACAATTGATGTAACAGTAAATAATCCAGCTGGTACACCAAGTTCATTGGCTATGCCACGTGGTACTACATTCCAAACTACAATTGATAATAAAAATTATACTTTCGTTAACCTTGAAGCTCAAACAATTGTTCCAGTGAATGGTGTATATACATTTAGTAATGTACAGATTAATCAAGGAACTATTAGAAGTCAAGAATACGTTGTCGATAATACAGACACATCTCAAAAGTATGAGATTCCAGACACAAACGTAGATACAGCAAGTCTTATTGTTAAAGTTAAAACAAATGCAAATACCACAGACTTTGAAGTGTTTACATTAGTTACTAATATTGTTGATGTTAATCAGTCAACCAATGCTTACTTCTTACAAGAAGGCATGGACGGAAAATACGAAATTTATTTTGGTGATAATGTATTTGGTAGAAAATTAGCTGCAGGTAATATTGTATCATTAGAATATCTAATAACTGACGGCCAAGCTTCTAATAACGCTACTGTGTTTACTCTTACCGGTAATATTTCAGGCAATACAAATACCAGTATAACTTTAGCTTCAGCAGCTGGCGGTGGTGCTATTCGTGAAGCTACTGATTCAATTAAGTTTAATGCTCCACTTTCTTTCCTAGCTCAAAACCGAGTTGTAACGGCTGATGACTATAAAGCTATTGTAAAAAATAACTATACAAATGCTGAAACTGTTTCAGTCTGGGGTGGAGAAGAACAA